GCGAAATATAATTACGGCAAGACGTTTAAGAAGAATGGCAAGTTAGTGCGTTATCGTTATACAGATAAGAAAAAGAGCACAAAGAAACTTGTTCCTGCTAAAAAAACATCTAAGCGTTCTCGGTGATCGTTATGATGCAAGAAATGTACGAATGGTACATGGATAATTTATTCCCTGAACATCGGAGACAGGCTATTAAGCATGCAGAGAAGGATGGTAGGGACCGTAAGAAGCGTATAGCAAAGGGCGGTGCTGAAAAAACAGTTCTGCAAGAAGACTTTGCGGACTATTTTAGTCCGACCGCTTGGGGTAGTCGTTCTTTTGGAGAACATTCTGGTAGATCTAAATGGGAACGTATTGGTTCACCATTAACAGCAAGTGTTGTGGATTGGGGACTTATTATCAATCCATATACTCCACCTCGTATGAAGTGGAAAGCCATATCTCGTCAATATGACAGATATGAAGAATATTCTAATTGATGTATACAAACTTTTATGTATACACGGCCTATCGTCAGTATATGAGCGGAAAACTCTACTGGCGATATAAGAAAAATGGAAAATGGACTTGGAAACCTTTGGTGGCAAGTACAGAATTTGAAAAGCAGATTATACATCGTATGTATACAAATGCTAATCCTAATTGGAAGGTAGGTGAAGAAGAATGAAGTGTACTAATTGTAAAACTGAAGTTGAAAGTGAAGCCACAGATCGTGGCATTTGTTATGATTGCTATTGTCAGCTAGACTTGCAAGATTACGAGGCTCATCTCAAAGCGAGTTTGTTGGAGGAAGAAGAATGAATATCCGATATTGCAACCATTGTTGGCCTATGGACTGTGGGTGCTTTTTATGAGTACAGTTTGTATTATTTGTGGTAATTCACATGATACTCCTAGACAATCTAAGAATTGTGAACTTCGATCTAGGAAAGTTGAATTAGAAAATGCAGAAGTTGTTGAATATATTATGAAATTGTCTTTGCATACGAAGATATTCTAGGATTAATCTTCTTTATTTGAGCATTGGACCGAAGGTTCAATTACTTGACGGCCCCCGGTGGCGGATGACGGCATCGAGATGAGTGCAGTGGTCCTAGGGGGCCCGTAGCGTGATCTCGTGAATCGGGGCAACTGTGTTCCATCAAGTTGCATTCGTTAGAATTAGGGCGGCGTAGCGCCTTGGTGCCAACCAAGCGATGCGTGGGTGTTAACGCCAAGAATTATATGGGGAACTCTATACCCTTATTCTATGGCAAGAAAGAAAGGATCCTATAGGTCCATGAAGAAAATAGAACCTGCTGTGCAGACATTGACTTTTAGAATTCCTCAGGGAACTTCTGGACTTGAGAAAAAATTTATTGATTTATCTCAATGTGCTAGTTTGGTTAATCGTCGATTTTATCGACAGGGAGTTAATTGGGCTGTAAGTTCTATGAAATTAGTCAGCACAGATTTTACTGGAAGATTAGTTGTTAGTAAGCTTCCGGAAACATGGATTATGAGTAATTCATGGGAGAAAGGATTTCGTCATTGGCAGCGAATGAATAATGATGCATTGGAGGAATCCGAATCTATTAGACCTAGATTTTTGGATTTTAAAATATATGCTAATGATGAACATCATGCAGCTGGTTTTGCTGCTAATTTGTTACCTGAATCTTATGCAGGTACTGCTATTCCGGGTGAATGGGAATCTTCTAAGTATAGAATTCCAGTTGGTCCGGCTAATCCCGGGCAAACATCAGATCGAGAAGTTATTGCTGTTGGTGCTTCTTTCCCCGGGGCTGGTGCTTCAGGTGTTAATGCAGTATCTTTGATTGAAGGTTATGCTGCATCACGAGGTCTTCCTAATGTTTTAGATCCGAATGCTCCATCTGATGCGTTAGATGCTGATGGAACTACACCAGAGAATTGGATGGCTGCTTTGTTTAATGAAGGAACTGAGCAGACAGAGGCCGTTTTGGCAGATATGATTACTGAGAATAATATTGCACCATATCCATTCGAGAATGATGGTGTCAATAATGATACTATGTATCCTAATGGAGCAAATCAATTGACTGGATTGCAAGTACATGATTTGGAACTTCAAACAGCAACTACTATTGGTGGAATAACACGTTTTAAGGGTGGTATGTTCCCTTGCGGTTTGATTTGTTTAGAACTTTCAACAACTGATGGAATTGTACCCGAGGTATTTCTTCAAGTTGATTTAGTTCCTGGTAATCACAGAGGATATCTTTGTGAACCAATGACGGAGATGTGATTTTGATGACAGCAATTAATCCAGAGACAGTCAAGAGCGTGGTTACTGCTTCTTCAGTAATATCCCACCTCCGAAACAATCGTATAGAATACTTGGCTTTTACGATACTTCTGCACCTTATTGGGGCAACTAACTACGCTTTTGACAAAGCAAGTGGAGTGTGTGTTTGATGGCGAAATATAATTACGGCAAGACGTTTAAGAAGAATGGCAAGTTAGTGCGTTATCGTTATACAGATAAGAAAAAGAGCACAAAGAAACTTGTTCCTGCT